ATAGTGAGCCCATACTTCGGTATGGTGCTTGGTGTGGTACGTGTATGTGTATCACATCGCCTAAAAAAACTATAATATGGAGGGTTTTTAAACATGGCTTATAAATTTCAATTAGGTTCAGCTTTGATGAGCGGTTCCTTAATTCAATCGGGTAGCTTCGCAGTTGCGGATCCCGGTGGCAGTGGCGACGAGGTCTTTTCGGTCTCTAACGCTGGTGCTGTAGATGTTGATGGCAAGCTGACGGTCGACGGTGTTTCCGATCTCGACGGCGGTATCGACGTCAACGCTAGCAAGTTTACTGTTAGCACTGCTGGTGCAGTGGTTGCGGTCGGCATTAATGCTGGTGGTGCTCTTTCGGGTGTTACAACTCTGGCGGCTTCTGGCCTAGCTAGCCTTGACGGCGGAATCAACATCAATGATGACTTCACAGTCAACACTGATGGTGCAGTCGTTGCTGTAGGCATTAATGCTGGTGGTGCTGTTTCGGGTGTTACAACTCTGGCGGCTTCTGGCTTGCTTAGTGTTGCGTCCATCTCGATGGACGACGGCTCTACTCTCGGTCCGGACTCGGTCGCAGACTTGTGGACCTTTAATGCTGATGGTGATACCACTCAGAAAGACGGAGCTTATGACTTTGACATTGCATCTCACGATGGAACTAACGGTCTTAAGTTGGGTGGCGCCCTCGTAAACGCGTCCGCTGCAGATCTCAACTTCACTAACGTGGCTTCAGCTGGTACTGCGGAGGCATCGAAGTGCCTTGTCGTCGACGCATCGAAGGATGTATCGGGTATCAACGCTCTTGGTATTGCTAGCATGGCCAGCAACTGGACAAACGCTAGTCGCACTGTTGCTGATATGGGTAGTGTTACCACTATCGACATCAACGGTGGTACTATCGATGCCACTGTAATCGGTGGCGTGACTCCCGCGGCCATCGAGGGTACAACGATCTCGGGTTCGGGAGCTTTCAGCATTGGTGGTGCATTGAACATGCGCAACATTGCTTCGGCCAACCCCGCCTCGGCTTCCATGGGCTTTGCTTTCATGGATGGCAGTTCGACTGCTTTGCGTACTTATTCGATGCGTCAGTTCTTCACTGACTTGTGTGCTAGTGGTTCCGATGGGGCTGGTAGCGCTATCCTGTTCCAGAATGATGCACTTCGTGTTGACTTCGCCGAGCAGGCTGCGCTTGACGGCGACAACATCGCTTCTGGTGACTTGTTTGGTGTGGCTGATGTTTCTGATGGTAACTACATCAAGAAGATCACCTTGGCTAACGTTGCAGACGCTTTAGCAGGTAACGGTATTAAAGACGACAGCGCTGCGCTTGCACTCGATTTCGATAGTCTGGGCGCCGCTGTAGTTAACGTTGCTAACGATAGCATTGCTTTCCTCGACGCTGACAACTCCACCACCAAGAAAGAGTCGGTTGCTGACCTCGTGTCTGCAATGGCTGGTGCTGGACTTACCGCCACCAACGGTGTTCTGTCTTCTGACGCGTCTCCGACGCCTACGGACCACGACGACGCTAATGGCACTCTGGCTGAGGGAATGAACTGGAGTTCTGCTGTCTTCACGGCTGCACGTACCTGGACACTGCCCGCATCGGCCGGTAGTGATGCTGGTGATGTTGTGAGCGTTAAAGCTCCAAGCAACGCTCAGACATACAGGCTGACAATTGCACGAGCCGGATCTCAAACTATTGATGGTGAAACCGAATTAGTTCTTGATTCTCCTCACGCTGCTATTGACCTTGTGTACGTTGGTAGCGATAAATGGGTTATTAAGTAATCCTTACTACGTTGCTCGAAAGTTTTACTTTCACTTCTGGGTGCCCTCCTTTGGGGGGCATCCTTTTTTGTGTACTATTTATGGCATGATGGAAACATTAGATCTACACGGAATACACCACTCCTCTGTGCAGTCAGAAGTAGAGCACTTTTTGCTGTCGTATCAAACGCCCTTAAAGATTATAACGGGGAATTCTATTCGCATGAAAGAATTGGTGATGCAAATCTTGGAGAGACATGATTTTAGATTTGATTATGAAAGCGATTACAACTTGGGAAGTCTAATTATCTTCGAAGATAAAAGAAGATGATAGTCTATTTATTGAGGAGACACACTATACATGGCTTATAATACCCTTCGCGGAACAGTTAATTTTTCTAGTTCCCCTACCGGCAGCATTGAAAGCATGGTAGATGATTACAGCGACCAGATTATCTCTGGTAGTAAAACTTTTCGTAATGAGGTTTCCGCTAGCGCATTTAGAACCGATGATGGCGCAATCGTACCAGCGGCAATTACCAGTATTACTAATGATGCGAATACTCGCGTTTTAATTTCTGCCGGCGGAGGCACCGCTCTGGGGAGTGCCAACTTAACCTTTTCCAACCAAGCGCTTTCGGCCTCCTATTTCTCAGGATCGGCGGAAGTGCTCTATAATATTCCTTTAAGTTCCGATAAGGTTACTGGGAGTCTCGCTGCAGCCAATATTAATTACGGGAATGGACTCGATGCGTCAGGCGAAAGCTTAATTGTGGATGCAGGCGACGGTATTGCTGTAGATGGGACAGGCATTCACGTAGACAACGCCAGCAATGGTGGACTAGCCTTTGACAGCAACAAGTTGATTGTAGACCCTATGGGTGCGACTACCAAAGCCTCTCTATCAGCCGCCGATACCTTTCTAATCGCTGATACTGACGACTCTAATAGTCTTAAAAAATTGTCTGGTTCTGCTATCCAAACATATATGCAGAATACATTAACCTTTGCAACTCCAAGCGGCCCAGATAACAGTATTCAAACCAAAAGCGGCACGAGCTTCGCCGGAACTGGCAATTTAAGTTTTGACGGTGTAACCCTCAGCCTCACCGGGCAACTTAGTGCGAGTGTGGGTATCTCTGCCTCGATGTTCCAAGGCAACGGGTCCCAGCTTGTTGGGGTTGTCGCCTCCGCACAAAGTGCTCGCGGAGAAGTTATCTTTATGGATACCGACAACGGCTCACTCACCGGAAATGGCGCCTTTGTATTTAATACGGGTTCGTCTCCGGGGCCCCAAAATGCCTATTTGACATCTTCCAACTTGGTTATCAACTATGATACCCATTTAACTGGTGCACTGTATAAAGGATATACTTTGCGCAATACCGATTATACTGTTGACGAGGATGATCAGATTATTTACTTCGACACCACATCGTCTCCCCTCACAGCATCTCTTCCACATGCAGGCGACACTGACGGTCTCGTTATTATTGTCAAAAACATTGGTACAAGCAATAATTTGCTGGTTTCTGCTTCTATCGGAGGTAATACCCTCGATGCAGCGACCTTCGACGTTTTGGGACCCGCAGGAGCCCTTACTATTCAAGCCACCATGGGAACCAAGTGGCTTATAATCTCGCGCTCTTGATAAGCTTGCCCTTGTCTCGTAAAGGAATTGGTCCTTAATATGGATTTTAGTGATTTATAACACTATTTATTTTGAATTAATGTAACTTTAGGAGCATATTAATGTCTATTTTACTCAAGGATGCTATTGTGGATGCTAAAAGCTTGCGCGAAGCAGCTTTAAAAACAGCAGAAACAACAGTAATTGATAAATACTCTGAGGAAGTACGTTCCACCCTCGAAAAACTGTTGGAGCAAGAAGAAGATCTGGGATTAGATTTAGGTGCCCCCGCGGATCTTGGTGCCGCACCTGAAGCCGGCATGGATGCAGGAGCCCCAGAGGAAGGAACGGGTGAAGACATCGCCCCTGACGTACCGCTTGCTGCTACAGATGGATTCTCTGACAACGACGGCGAAAACTTGAACCACTTGTTGTCTCCCGGAGAAGACGTGGAAGTTAACATTAACCTTGATGCACTTCAAGAAGCCATTGACACCCTGAAGGACGAACAAGAATTTGAATTAAATGAAGCAGCTTTAACCGCCTTGTTAGACGAGGCAGGTCAACCCGGCACCGGCAGTGGACAAGCACTGGCTGGCTCTGCCGCGGCAACGGCTGCTGACACCGCCGCATTGGAAGACGAAGAAGGGGAAGAAGACGAGCCTCCCCAAGATCCGGGTTCCTTTGCAGGGCAAGAGACTGGATTAGGCGAAGACCTCGAATTATCAGATGAATTAATTGATGAGATCGTGGAACGCCTTACTGTAGATATGGGCGCAACCCTTTCGGGTTGGGCCGGTAGATCATCGGAAAGTCAGAAGTATGAGATGGAGCGCGAACTCGCACATCGTCGTAGTACTGATATGGAAGACGATCTCAAAGATTTGAGAAAGGCTTGGGATGAGTTGGTTTTTGAAAACAAACAACTCGAACAGTCTCTCGATCAATATAAGCAGGCAACTAATGAGTTGAGAGAAAATTTGCAAGATGTAAATCTATCGAATGCTCGCTTGCTTTATACGAACCGTGTTTTGAGAAATACCTCCCTAAATGAGCGGCAAAAAACAAAAATTGCCGACGCTATTTCAAAAGCTGGTTCAGTAACAGAAGCTAAGACAATTTATCACACGCTCGAAAGCGCAGTGGAGACCACCAAAAAGAGTGGTCCGCAATCACTGAGCGAAGCAATTGGACGTCGTAGCAACTCTGTTATCCGTGCTTCCCGACAGGAAAGTACGCCATCCGATCCGGCCACGGAGAGGATGAAAAAACTAGCAGGTATCAAATAAGATACAAATACATTAATAGGAGGTATTAAAAATGGCTGGTATTATCGATAGGTTAACCGAAGGTGTTGTTAACCGTGATATGCGCGCTGAAGGTCACGCTTTGTTAGAAAAGTGGGAGCGCACAGGTCTTCTTGAAGGACTTGATAATGACCGTAAAAAGGGTTCGATGGCACGTTTGCTAGAGAACCAAGCTAAAGAACTTCTCCGTGAGAGTTCTTCGATGGCCGCTGGAGATGTTGAGGGTTTTGCCGCCGTCGCATTCCCCATCGTTCGTCGTGTTTTCGCGGGACTGATCGCTAACGATCTTGTTAGTGTTCAGCCGATGAGTCTCCCCTCGGGTCTCATCTTCTTCCTCGATTTTGTGTTCTCACCAAATCTGGGAGATGGTTTAAGCCAGACAGATCGATTTGGTAACTTGATTAACAAGTCGATTTATGGTACAGACCAAGTTGGCTCTCAGGTCACCGGTGGTGTAGACCTTGTGGGTGCTCAAGGACAGGACCTTTCTGGTCCGCGTACTGTGGGTGCTCGTGGTTATGCCTACGCATCTCCGAGTCAATCGGTTGGTACGGCTAACAACGCCGCTGCCACAGCGATTCGTGGTCAATTCGACATCGATGGTGCCGAATCCAACGCGAACCTTAAACTGATCGAGTGGGATCCTGATCTCCTCGCTCTTTCCGGTAGCGGATATAAGGTTATTATCGTTGACTGTGCACACAGCACGTATGTCTCTCAGCAGGCAGACTTTAACAACTTGGCCGCGTTCAACGTGTCCGGTACTGCAGCAAACACAATGTTGTCTGGTGCTACGAACGACACTAGTGCGACCTATACACAAATTCGTCGCTTGACGTCGATTCAGAGTGGGTCTCAAACTGGAGGTTCTGTTCTGACTGCAAACGTCAAGGCGGTTCGTTACGTGTTTACGGTTTCCTCGGCTTCGGTTGGTGAAGTTGCCATGGGCGGCGCTTGCGTTGCACAGGTACCCATCATCGATGACTTGACGACTGGTGATGCACTTGGTTCCGTTGTTGGTACCACGGTTTGGGGACTTGAGGGTAATCCTGAAATTCCCGAGATCGACATCAAGGTCGACAGCATCGCTGTTACCGCTCAAACCAAGAAGCTCAAGGCTAAGTGGACCCCTGAGTTAGGACAAGATCTTAACGCATACCACAACCTTGATGCAGAGGTTGAGCTTACCAGCATTCTCTCTGAGCAAATCGCTCTTGAGATTGATCGCGAAATCCTAGCGGATCTCGTGAACGGTGCAACTGCCGGTACGTACTACTGGTCTCGCTCTCCGGGACTGTTTGTGGATCGTACTAGCGGCGCTGAAGTTGGCGCGTCTGCAAAGGCTCCCGACTTCACCGGTACGGTATCCGAGTGGTACGAGACTCTTTGTGAGACCATCAATGATGTGTCCGCACAGATTCACCGTAAGACTCTCCGTGGCGGCGCTAACTTTATCGTCTGTGGACCTGAAGTTGCGAACGTCCTGGAGTTCACTGCTGGATTCCGTGCATCTGTTACGGCAGACGATGATCGCGGTACCGTTGGTGCTGTGAAGGTCGGTTCACTTTCCAAGAAGTTTGACGTCATTGTTGACCCATACTTCCTCCGGAATGTGGTCCTGGTCGGCCGTCGTGGATCCTCTTTCCTTGAAAGCGGATATGTGTACGCACCGTATGTGCCACTGCAAACCACTCCCACCATCTTTGGCCCTGAAGACTTCGTGCCCCGTAAGGGCGTGATGACTCGTTACGCCAAGAAGATGGTCCGTCCTGATATGTATGGTCTTGTGATCATCCGCGGACTGAATGGTGAGTCAGGAAATTAATCAGTAGATTAGTATCCTAATAAATTTAAGCCCCCATCGAAAGATGGGGGCTTTTTGTTATGCACGCTACTACTTAAAAATACCAAGAGGGGCCCGCAAGGGCAAGGAGAAAATTGATATGGCGGTAGCACCAAACCTAGCACGATTAAAGAAATTAATGACAGAAATCCAAACATCTGTCCAAATGAACCAAGCAACATTAAAAGGAATGGCTCGACAAGTCGTTACCTTGTCAGGCGCAAGCGCCACTAAAACATTAACAGCGGATGATTCAGGCGCCATTGTACAGATGGGCGGCTCTAATGCGTCGACTGTGACACTGCCGTCCGTTGAAGCGGGAGTGAACTTTCGTTTTGTGGCAACTACCGCGCATGCTCACATTATCAATGGTGGAGACTCCGTTATTGAAGGCGGTTATCACCACAACACCAACGGCGCCACGGTGGCACGCGTGGCTATCGTTAATAAGTCCAGCTTAACGCTGCACAACAGCAACTCTGCTATTGCAGATACCTTAGAGTTTTGGAGCGATGGAACTAGCTGGTATGTGAGCGGCATTGTTAATGATGTCATTACTCAAGCCTAGATTGTAAAGCTTATATTACCAGAGCCCTCTATCTGTCCGATGGGGGGTTTTTTGGTGGTGAGTGGAAGAAAAAAGCTCAAAATGTTGATTTGCCAAATTTTTTCGCCGGTAAATTTTTGAGATTTTCGATTTTATAGTTTAAAAAACTAATTAAGATACCGGGAGTTTAATCTATGCCAACGAATCTAAATCCAATTTCTGAAACCAGTGCGATAGTTCTTACTTCCACCGGTAGCGCTGCGAACGTAGCCGCCGCACTCCCATTCGGAGTATACAGTGGAAATGACGACTTTTTAAGCGGGGCCGCCGTACAGGTTGCCTATACCTATAAAAAACTAGGCGGCGATGTCGTTGACATTGAACTGACGCCAGCAAATGTCTACGCGGCTTATGAAGAAGCAGTATTAGAGTATTCTTATATTCTCAATATTCATCAGACTAAAAACTCCTTGTCTACTTATCTTGGAGAGGCAACGGGCACCTTCGATCACAACGGTGATCGGAAGTCGGGACCGGAAAATGTCAATCTGAAGTTCCCCAGATTTACTATAGGGTACTCACGTCGCGTCGGTGACGGAGCAGCGGCTGCAGGGGGAATGGGGGGCACTGTGCGCCAATATTCCGCCTCCTTCCAGCCTGCCAATAGCGTTCAAGATTATGATCTTCAGGCTATCGTCCAGAGTGCCTCGGTTTCCGGGGTGGATGACGAAGGTACTTCTGTGCCTTTCAGCGGCGCTATTGATAATAAGCGCATTGTTATTACGAAAGTGTATTATAAGTCGCCTCGTGCGATGTGGCGCTTTTATGGATATTATGGTGGGTTTGGTGTTGTCGGCAATTATTCCACTTACGGACAATTTGCTGACGATTCTACTTTCGAGGTTATTCCCACATGGCAGAATAAAATGCAGGCCATGATGTATGAAGACTCAATCGTTACGCGTACCTCTAATTATGCATATGAGATCATAAATAATAGACTGCGCATGTATCCGGCCCCAGATGCATGGTCGGATGGTTACAATGATCGCGTATGGTTTAGATTTTATGTGGATATTACTCCATGGGAAGAAGATGGGACGACGAATATTGGAGTAGGGGGCATTAACAATATGAATACCGCGCCCTTTGACAATTTACCCTATAACAATATTAATGCCATTGGAAAACAGTGGATTCGAAAATATGCACTTGCCGTGTGCAAAGAAATGCTTGGTCAAATCCGTGGCAAGTTCACCACGATGCCGATTCCGGGCGATAGTGTGACACTCAATCACTCGGAATTGCTCAGTCAAGCCAAAGACGAACAACAACAATTAAAAGAGAAATTGATGGAGATATTGGATACGATGACTTATGACGAGCTTGCGAAATCTGATCAAGAAGTGACAGACGCGGCTACTAATATTCTCAAGGTAACTCCCCTTCCAATTTTTATAGGATAACTAATGAATGGCCGACAATGAATGGGAAAGACCAAAATCACCGCCGCCGCCACTCTTTTTAGGAGAGAAAGAACGGAATTTAGTTAAGCAAGTTAATGATGAGCTTATAGAAAAAGTCATTGGCCAAGAAATTCTGTATTATCCGATTGATTTAGAGCGTACGGATTTTCATGAGCTATATGGGGAATCTGTCGCTAAAACCTATTTGTCTCCTATCCGGGTGTATGCACTCGTTGAATTTACGGAGTATGCTACCACTTATATGGATGGATTTGGGCTCGATAAGTCTTGGGAGATTTCGATCCATTTTCATCGCCGTCGTCTTACCGAAGATCAAGACTTATATGTCCGTGAAGGGGATTTTGTGCTCTACGGCGATTACTACTATGAAATTGTTACACTTTCAGAACCAACCAAGCTATTTGGACAAGTAGATCACAGTTTTGAAATTGCTGCTACTTGTAAACGAGCCAGAAAGGGATTATTCGATGCTACCTGATAACTTTAATTTTGCTCTGTTGCCTTCGGGCAGTAATGAGGAGCCAATTTTCACTCTTAAAGAAGTGGGAATGTTGGCCTCGACGATTGAAAACATTGATCAGTCAGTAGTGGCATGGATAAAGCAAGATCTAAATCTCAGCGCACGCACCAATGAAGGCTTTACTAATGTGCCCGTATTATGGCAAGCTCCGGAACGTGCCTATCAGATTAAGCACGAAAAGGCACTGAGAGATGATGGAGGCTCCCTTAAATTGCCCCTGGTAAGTGTGGAGCGTACCAATATTATTAAAGATCCTCAACGAAAAGGTTCTTTCCAAGCTCAATTATATTCGGATAAATACGCCCAACGGTCAGGACGCATTGTTTTGGCTCGTCGTATAGTGCCTGATAAAACACGCAACTTCGCTGTAGCTGCTGGTACGCGCACCAACACAGGAGCCGACCGCCAGCGGTATTTCCCGAGAACTAATAAAAAAGTTGTCGTACAATTTTTGTCGGCACCGATTCCGGTCTATATTAATGCTGAATATAAAATTTCATTGCGTTCCGAATATCAATCTCAAATGAACTCTTTAATGTCACCCTTTTTAGCCCGTACGGGTCAAATTAATGCTGTTGTTTTAAAAAGAAACGGACACCTTTATGAAGCCTTTATCGACCAAACCTTTGCTCATAATAACACGGTGGCGGCAATGGGAGAGGAAATGCGCATGTTTACTACCGATATTACCATTCGCGTACTTGGATATCTAATGGGAGAAGGAGATAATGATGACCGCCCCATTTTAACCCTGGAAGAAAATGCTGTAGAAGTCACTTTTCCTTCTGAAGGACCCGTACCGGCAGGCAATACTAACCTCTTCGGAGATAGTTCCTGAAATGAACGCCCATATTTCTTTTGAGTTCAGGAGCGTTTTGGAATTAAAAATACTATTTAATTAATGATTGCAGTAGCACACTTTCGCCACTGTTTTGAAAGGAAACACAAGTATGTCAGTGAAAAACTTTAAATTTGTATCCCCCGGCGTCTTCATCAATGAAATTGATAATTCAGCTATTCCGCAGAGTGCGGACGCTATTGGGCCGGTAGTGATTGGACGCGCACGCCGCGGCTTATCTATGCAACCGGTAAAAGTACAGTCTTATTCCGAGTTTGTTGAAATGTTTGGTGAGACCGTCCCCGGAAATATGGGTGGCGACATCTATCGCGATGGAAATTACCAGTCTCCCATGTACGGAACTTATGCAGCCAAGGCCTTTTTGAGGTCTAATGTTGCGCCCCTTACCTATATTCGTCTATTGGGACACCAAGATCCTAATAACGCCACAAGCGATGGCTATGCTGGGTGGGAAACCGCTAAGGATCCTGCCCTGGCGTTGGCCAACAATGGTGGTGCATATGGACTTTGGGTTTGGCCCTCTTCATCTACCCTTGTGGGAACCCCTACTCTTGGTGGCGATACAACCGGTGTCTCGACCTCTACACCGGGTATTTTATCGGCTATTTGGTATGTCGACAAAGAAGCTCAAATTACTTTGAGCGGCACCGTGGCCGGCGGATCCATGGTCACAGGCGGTGTCGGCTGGGTTATTGGAACTGACGCCAATAATGCATATTCCTTTACCGTAGATATTAGTAGTAGCGCCGGAAGCGAGAAAGTGCGCTTTAACTTTGATGACTCTTCTGACTTGTTTATTCGGAAGCGTTTCAACACTAACCCTCAATTGGTGTCTACCCGTGGACAATTCTACGCTTCGGCTTCCTACCAGAATCATTGGCTGGGAGAGAGTTTCGAGCAAAATGTCCAGCGCGGCCTGCACGACGCCGGCGTATTCACGACCAACGGCAAATTCCCAGACAGTCTGGCAGGCGTAGCCCTGCAGGGTGTTGTGTTACCCCTTGCATTGAATAGCAATGCCACTCTCGGACCACACAATATGAAGAATATTTCGACCCAAGAGTCGAAAGCTGGTTGGTTCATTGGACAAGACTTAGGCCCCCCGGCCGCGTTCGTTCCACAAGACATGCAGAAGCTCTTCCGCTTGAAGGGTCGTGGGCATGGCGAGTGGCTTCAGAAGAACGTTAAGGTCTCGATTGAAAAGATTAAGAGATCTACTACCACCACGAGCGATTACGGCTCCTTCAGCGTGGTTCTTCGGGCTTTGGGAGATAGCGACAATAACGTTCAAGTTCTTGAAAGATTTGACAATTGTACTCTTGACCCAGCGTCCCCTAATTTCCTTGCGCGCAAGATCGGAGATCAATTCCAACAGTGGGATTCGACCGCACTCCGTCTGCGTACTTATGGAGATTACCCCAACAATTCCAAGTTTGTATATGTGGATATGGATGCAGCCGTGGAAGCAGGCGCCAAAGGTCTTGAAACCTTGTTGCCGTTCGGTTATTTTGGACCACCCCGTCCTAAGAGCCTTACTGCAGTTTCGGGAACTGGCGATCTGACGAATACCAGCGGTACCCCATATTATGTATACGCTCCGAATGCGGTAGTAGGTGGCATCCATGCACAAGTGTCAGCGATGGGCGCCGGCGAAACCGTGCTCTTCGGATGTTCCTTCAACGGGACTGCGGTTAACGGACTTACCGGTTCGTTGGCGTTCCCCACCAACCGTTTGCGTCTCTCTGCTTCTGATGGTGGTCTCTCTGACCCCACGAATGCTTTCTTTGGATTCCAAACTACACGCACGAATGCGAGCACCTCGCCGTCGCCGAGTGTTGCAGATCCTCTGAGAATGTGGACCAATGCCCAAGTGGATGATCCCACAGCCAGCAGTGTTAACGGATATGAAAGTTATGCTTATGTCTTCTCCATGGATGATGTGGCGAAGGATACGGTTACTGGGGTTTATAATTATCGCTCTGGTTCCCGCGCAGAAGGGGTTTCGGTGAGCAGTGCTTCCTACGGAGATTTGCTTGACGCTGGATATGACCAGTTTACTGCACCCATGTGGGGTGGTTTTGATGGCTGGGATATTACCAAGCCCGATCCTCTCTACAACAAGGGAATGAGTACGACCTCTAATGAGCGCAATAGCTCCCCATACTATACGTATAAGCGAGCAATCGATACAGTGGCCGATCCAGAATCCTTGGATATGAACCTCTTAACGACTCCCGGTCTTACTTTGGATGCTCTCACTGAGCACATGATTAATGTATGTTCGGAGCGAGCAGATGCAATGGCCTTGATTGACCTTGCAGATATCTATATTCCGGCAAGTGAGCAGTATTATGCCAACAAGACGAGCCGACGTGGTACAACGCCCACACAGGCAGCAAATGCCTTGCGTGATCGTCGCATCGACTCTAGTTATGGCGCTACGTTCTATCCTTGGGTTATGACCCGCGATGCCAATACTGGCGCAAACCTGTGGATTCCACCGAGTGTGGCTATGCTGGGTGTTCTCGGTTCTTCTGAGGCTAGCAGCGAAATTTGGTTTGCTCCCGCAGGCTTTAACCGCGGCGGACTCAGTGATGGTGCTGCCGGAATTCCGGTTACATCGGTTTCGGAGCGACTGACGTCAAAGGAACGCGATACTCTCTATGATGCGCGTATTAACCCCATTGCGTCCTTCCCCTCCAGCGGAATTGTGGTCTTCGGACAAAAGACCCTTCAGGAACGCCAATCGGCTCTTGACCGCATTAATGTCCGCAGATTGGTGATTTACTTGAAGAAGCAAATCTCCATCCTTTCGACCCAGGTGCTCTTCGAGCAAAATGTTCAAGATACCTGGAATCGATTCAAGGGACTTGTTAATCCCTTCCTGGCCAACGTGCTCACCGGCTTCGGTATCACGGAATATAGGCTGATTCTTGATGAATCGACAACGACCCCCGACTTGGTGGATCAAAATATTCTGTATGCTAAGATTATGGTTAAGCCCGCGCGGTCAATTGAATATATCGCAATTGATTTTGTGATTGCTTCCACGGGAGCATCGTTTGATGATTAAAAGTAAGGTGAAAATTCTTTTCACCTCACTATTTAATTTTGAAAACACGTTATACTTTAAGGAGTAACTAAATTATGGCATTCTGGTCAAAAAACTTTGCGGATAAACCGTTACTGAATGATCCCAAACGGAAGTTTAGATTTAAGGTCACTTTCAATGGAATCAAGTCAGATGGAGGGGTACTGTGGTACGCTAAAACAGCGACGAAACCCTCGTTTCAAATTGCTGCTACCGAGCACAAATATCTTAACCACACGTTTTATTATCCAGGTGCCGTTACATGGCAAGATGTGTCCATTACTTTAGTTGATCCTACTAACCCTGATATGGCCGCCAGTTTGGCAGGTATCATCGAGGCCGGTGGTTATAGACCCCCTGCAAAGCCCGATGATTATACTACCATGACTAAGGCTAGCGCTGTGAGCAGCTTGGGAACAGTGACTGTTACTCAAATTGATCACGAGTGCAAAGAATTAGAAACGTGGACCCTGTGGAATGCGTTTATTACCGAGCTTAAGTTTGGCGATCTGGAATATGGTGCAGATGACTTGACCGAACTTAGTGTGACACTGAAGTACGACTGGGCTCAATTGGAGACCCCCAACACCAGCGGCGCCGATTTGGTTGATGGCAATAGTGCCAGTGGTGATAAGTCATTCTTTGCCACCAACGGTTAGAGAGTAGATACAAAGTTTAATAAAGAGGTGAATATTGTCACGCAATAAAGATCGCTTAGGGATGGGCGACACTCGGCCAGACGCCGCCGAAACGCCACCCCAAGCCTTACATCATGAAAT